AAGCCTTCCTCGACGACGCGGGAGTACATCATCAGCATGGCGGACAACCCGTTTTTGCCGCCGTCATACATGAATGAAAGCGAGAAGCGCCTCGCCACAGAGGAGGCAATCCTCGAGAAGATCCACGGCGTGCGCCAAGCAAAGGGAGGCCGCGTTTACTCCCGCTTCGATCGCCGCATCAACACCGTCCCCGTCGTCAAACAGGGCACCATTCAGATCGCGTGCGACTTCAACGTGCGATACATGCATTGGCTTATTGCTGAGGTCGACGAGCAAGAGCGCAAGGCGCATATCGTCGACGAGGTCATCAAGGAAGGCGGGACGACGACAGACGAGCACGCCGAGCGCGTGGCTGATTGGCTCGTCGAGTACCTGCAACGCACGCGAGGCCGACAGACGACGCGCGATGACGTTTTTCGACGGCGCATCAGTGCGTATATCGACGCCACCGGGCAGGGCCTGCGAACCACGTCGTCGTTCAGCGACTTTGTGTTGCTCACCAAGGCGGGCTTTCGCCCGATCTGTGGCCGCAAGAACCCGCCCGTGAAAGACCGCGTGAACACGCTCAACGTGCTCTTTCGTGACCGGCGCATGAGCGTTGACGCCGACGCCTGCCCAATCTTGGTGCGCGGTCTGGAGACACAGGCCCTCGACAAAAATGGCGAGCCTGAAAAAAAAGACGACAACCTCGACCACGGCCTAGACGCGCTCGGCTATCTCGCATGGCAATGGCCCGTGTGCCGCAAGGCGGGCGAGGAGCGGACTATCGTCACGACGGCAGATGAATGGGGCTTTGTCGCTTGACATCGGGCGTGGTAGTGTGCTGGTCATGCTCCCAGACACCAGCCATCAGCAGCGCGTCATCGAGGACATCAAGGCCAATGCGGGCGTGATGTCCGTCGACAAGCTCAAAGAGGTGCTCGCCGAGGCACGTCGTCAGCGGCCCATGGGCTTCGACGAGGTGAGCCTTGCGTTCGCCAAGCGCTACAGCGGCGATCAGGTGCCCATCCTGCGCGATGCGCTGAAGCGGGCATACAAGAACTCATGGCAGCATATGCCCGTCGACCCCGTCGGGTGGCTTCAGTTTTTCGCGCGCCAAGATGCTGGCATCTACAATGAGCCAGCCAAGCGTACTCTCGTCGACGCCAGCGAAGACCTCCAGGCCTACTACAATGAGCAGACCGAGATCGCGGGCCTTGACGAGGTCATGCTGAGTATTGAGCGACGCGCCAAGACGGGCCTCAAGAGCGCGGTTGTGGTGGTTGGGTGGCGAGCCATCCCCGGCGAAGGCGGCGAGCTCACCTTGCACGTCTACTGGCCTCACGACGTGCTGACGGTGTCGCACCCCTCGATGCCCGACGACCCCCGCGGCCTCGTCGTGTGCGCCATCCGGCAAGCGCGCCTCGACAGCGGGGTCAAATCGGATCTGTGGTGGGTGTGGTCGCGTGACGTCGAGGAGACGGCCACCGGCGTGGAGTTCGGCGGGTGGATGCAGCGTCGCGTGAGCGAAGACGGCACCATCGCTACGCCGACGATGACCTACGACGGCGAGATTTTGCCTGTTGGCATCCTACGTCTGGACAGCGGCTCGGGCGGCCTGTGGCCAGAGCCTCACCGTGACGTGATCGCCAACGTCGACGCCCTGAACGTGGCGCGCAGCAACCGACAGCATCTCGTCAATATGCAGGCGCATAGCGTCCTCGTCGTCAATAGCAAGACCAAAGAAGAGGCCGACATCGTCGTGGCGCCTGATGTGCCGCTCATCTTCCAGGAGGAGGGCGCATCCGCGCAGTACCTCGTCGCCGGCGCCGACCATGAAGCGGTGCTTGAGAGCGCCGCGCGTGACCTCGAGGAGATTGGCGTCTCGCGCGGCAACAATCCCGACGCCTACGCTGTCACCCCTGGCGAGGCCCAGAGCGGCGTCTCACGGCTTATCGCCAATGCGCCCCATGACCAACTCGTCGCCGAGAGTCGCCCGATCTTCAAGCGCTTCGAGGAGCGCACGCTCGGCCCCATCATCCTCGACGTCATGCGCGCCTTCTCACCTGTCGACGTGCCTGTGGGTATGCGGGTGAGCGTCGAGATGAGCAGAGGCAAGATCTACGAGGACGACACCGTCAAGACGGAGCGGGTGCTGTCTTTGCTTGCGGCTGGCATCATCGACGAGCCCCGCGCGCTGGTGATGCTCGGCATGGCCGACACGCGCGAAGATGCGCTGGTGATGCTTGAAGAGATGCGCGGCGCTGGCGTTGAAGCACTGCCCGGCGTGCTTGCAGGCTCGCCATTCACGTCGACGCGGGAGACGACGGTGGGCGCGGCTGAGGAATGAGCGGCGCTAACGCTGCCGGTCCCGTCGCCGACGCTGCTGTCGAGGACATGCGGCGCCTTGAGCGCGTGCTGTATCGCGACCTCATGCGCAGCGTCATGCGCCTCGACACCAAGACGGGCGAAGACAGCCTGATCAAGCGGCAGGCACAGACGCAAGCGGCGGTCTTGCGGCAGATCAACAAGCGCCTCGATGCCGAGGGCGAAGACCTCAAGCGCGTGACGGGCGAACGCGCCGTCGAGGCTGTGCGGGCAGTGCTTGGTGCCCCGCCGTCGACGCTGTCCGTCGATGTGCGGACGGAGCTTGACCAGATCTTGGCAGACCAGATCCGAGACGTGGTGCGTACATTCAAGGTCGCCGCCGACGAGATGCGTGTGGCTGTCACCCAAGGCATCGTGAGTAGCGGGGGCCTCGCCGACGTCGTCGATGCTGTCGCGGGCAAGATGCAGGTCGCCTACGCCCGCGCTGCCGCAGCTGTTGATGCAGCCATCATGGCGGCTGGCCGTCACGTCGTCATGAGCGCCGCGACGGCAAGCGGGCTTGACCTCGTCTACGTCTACGTTGGGCCCAGCGACGCCAAGAATCGGCCATTCTGTCTGCAATGGGTGGGCAAGGCATGCGTCGACCCCGAGAACCTCGACAATAAACAGGGGCTCCCCGTCGAGACGTACTGTGGCGGATACAACTGCCGTCATTCGTGGGCGCCGACGATCATCGACGAGGCGGTGTCCGAAGGCATCGAGGTCCACATGGCGTCGGGCAAGCGGGTGGCGTGACCACTCCAATCACCACCGTGCCTTGGAGTGAAATGGTGAGTAGGATCAGACCATGACAAAGACACTCGCCCTCGCCGTCCTTTTGCTCGCTGCCTGTGGTGACGCTGCACCAGCCAGCGCGCCCGGTATCTGCCACGTCCTCGACAGCGACGACGGGCCGATCGTGATCTTTCGCCCGTGCGAAGACCCCGACGCCGACGTGTGCGTGACGCGCATCCTCGACGGGCAAACCATCCACAGCATGGCCGAGACGACGGATTGCCGGTCATGCCTGAGTGATCGCTACACGCTCACGGGGACTGGGGTGGAGTTCTTCGTCGGTGGCGATGACGTCGATTTCGCGTGCGCAAGGTATGATGGGTGACACATGGGCATCACGGTCAAGAGGACAGGCAAAAAACTCCGCTTTGACGTCGACATAGCGGCCAAGATCATATCCACCTACGCCGTTGGCGCGGTGCTTCGGCGCGTCGACCGTGGGATGTCCCTCACCGGCGCCGCATTCGCCCCATACTCGCGCAAATACCGTGAGGCCCTCATCAAGGGTGGCGAGACGACAAAGGTCGACCTGCGTGTGACTGGCGGGCTCATGTCGTCGCTCAAGGCCGTGACGTTCACCAAAAAAAGCATCGGCGAGGTCGACGTGAGGATCAGAGTCGGCACCGGCACCTCACCCGCCGTGTCTCTTGGTGGCGGACGGGCCAAGCGCACAGGCGGACGTAGCCCGCCGCACAACGTGCTCGCGTACTGGCTGCACCACGGCAACGGCAACACGCCCGCGCGGCCATTCTTGGGGCTCACAGACGCCGAGGAGCGCACTTTGCTGGCCCTGTTGACCAAGGCAAATCTGTGGCGGTAGTTGACACTTATGTAGCTGTTTGAGTAGGCTGCTATGTATGTTCGACACCACCGCCCCCCAAGGCGCGCCAGACCAGCCCTCTGGCGCGCAGGCAAAAGACCCCGCACCCGCCGAGGACATCGAGGCGTTGCGCGCAGCAGCGGCCAGGCTGGCGACGCTGGAGGCCAAGCTCGCCGACGAGCGCGAGGCGCAGCTCGAGGCCAAGAAGCGCACGCAAGAAGACGCCGAGAAAGCAGGCGAGCTTGCCAAGGCCCTCGAGGCGGCCAAGGACCGCTTGGCCGAACTTGAGCCACTCGAGCCGCTGGCCCAGCGCTGGCGCTCGCACGAAGAGACGCAGATCAAGGCGCTCGACGCCAAGGCCACGTCTCTGCCCGACGTGTTCAAGAGCCTTTACGCCCGCGCCTCCGACGTCGAGGCCAAAGCCGAAGTGATCGCCGCCTACGAGGCAGCATTCGCAACGGCGCCCCCGCCCGCCAAGGTGCCCGGTCAGCCACCTTCCCCCGGCGCCCCCGCTGGTCTCTCCGATGTCGACATTGCCGCCGCTGTGCAGGCGCAAGACGGCGGCAAGGCCCTCGCCGAGCTCAAGGCCCGCGACGCCAAGGCCGTCAGCGCTTGGTTCGGTCGCACCCTCGACGGCGCCAAGGGCGCCATCACATCCCTCGGCGTGGGTCGCTTCGGCGGCTGACGATCACGAGCGCCCAACGTCAGCGCGCGGCGTCCGCCGCATAGGTCACGATCATGGCCCAGACCACCTCGACCACCGTCGCGAATTGGATCCTCACCGAGGTGATGAGCCAGATCGCGCTCGCGCCCTTGCGCGGCAAGTACGTCTTGCTGCCCTTCATCAACATGGCCGACATCTCGGGTCGTTCGTCAAAGACGCGCAAGATCCGCAAGAAGAACGCGATCGCCGCCGCTGTCGACGACAGCGAGGGCGTGTCCTTCTCCTCGCCCGCGACCCTTGGTGTCGCATCCAACATCAGCATCACCCCAACGACCAAGGTCCAGGGCGTGCAGCTGACCTCGGACGCCATCGAGCTTGCGCTCCCGGGTGTCGCGCGTGATCAGGTCATCGGCCTGATTCAGAGCGGCAGCCCCGAGTCGCTTCCGCTCGTGCGCGACGCGATGACCGAGGTCCTCGAGGCTCACTACCTCCGCGCCGAGACCGACGCCCTGGCGCTGTTCTCGGGTGCCTCCGAGAGCGCCGGCGCCACCGGCCAGCCAATGAGTTTCGCCTACGCCCTTGAGGCGCTGCTGAAACTCCTTGACAACAACCCCGCGACTGAAGACCTCGTCTTCATGCTCGAGGAGCAGGGCGTTGCCGACATGCGCACCGAGGCCATCACCGGCAGCGGCGCGGGCATCGCGGCGATCTTCGGGTCGACCCAGGCCGACCTGAGCTTCTTCAACCACCGGCCCGACGCCAGCCGAAACGGCTTCCGTGGCAGCTTCGCCGGTGTGCCGATCTACGCGCCGAACAAGGCGATCATGCCAACGGCCAACGCAGCGGCTGACCGAGTGTCGGCGCTCATCGTGGCTGGCCGTGGTGAGACGGGTGCGCCCGGCAGCGTGCGCGGCTTCGCCGAGATGGTCGAGCGCTACGCGCCGTCGCTGGGCTTCCAGTACGACCTTCGCGAAGACGCCCTCGACGCCATCGGTCGCTGGTGTCACGCCGTCGGTGAGCACACCGACGAGCACATCGTGAAGATCGTCTACGACATCGACTAGCGATGTCTGAGGCGGGGCCAATCGTGGCCCCGCCTTTCACCTCCGCTCGGAGTGCAGCGTGCGAAGAAAGCTTGAGATCCTGTCCATCAAGGACGCCAACGTCGTCGAGTTCACCGACAACCACCTCACCAAAGAGGGGGAAGAGAATTCGCTTCGGGCGATGTGCCGGCGCATGCTCGGCAAGCGCATCGAACACAAGGGACAGCGTCTCCCGGTCTTCATCGTCAAAAGCGTCTCGCCGTGGGCGCTGTCACCCAAAGAGGTGGCGCCCGAGCCCGACGAGTTCGACGAGATCCTTGAACGGCAATCGCTCCCTGACGACGACATGCGCAAAAAATGGTTCGCCGTCCGCGACGAAAACATCGCCAAGAGCAAGGCCAGGCAAGACGAGGCCACAGCCCAGATCGAGAAGCAACTCGGTGGCGAGGTCGCGAAGAGCATTCAGCAGATGGTCAAATCTGTGGCCTCACAGACCACCGTCGCGAAAGGGGGGCCTCGTGGCTGACGTCAAGGAGAGCACCGTCAACAAGCTGGCAGAGCAGATCAAGAAGGGCTCGCCGGACAGCATCACCTCGGACGCCGCGCGGCGCATCGCACGCGAGACGGCTGAGCGCGAAAACGCAAAGCGGCGCGCGCGCCGATAGGAGATCTTCATGCCCGGACTCAACACAGGCGGACAACCCGTCACCCTCGTCGCCAAGATCAACGATGGCACCGGCGCCACCGTCACCGTGGCGGCTGCGGCAACCCCGCAAGCCATCCTCGACGCCACGCTGTTCCTCGAGGACACCAACACCAGCGGCGGCGGGCTGACCTTCGACGGTGCCACTGGCGTTGTCACCGTCGCCACTCCTGCCGGCATCGGCAAGTATGAGGTCTTCGCTTTCGCCGGCGACCTCATCGGCACCAACAGCGCGGTCCTCGACGTCGAGATCGTGGCCAGCGAGGCCGGTGCCAGCGCTGCGCAGGTGGGCATTGGGTCGCGCAAGACCGAGCTTGCCACCGCCGCGCGCAACGGCATCGCCCCGGCCTACGCCGTGGTCGACCTCAGCGCCGTCGACGACACCGTGCAGGCCAACCTTCGCGTCGGCACCAACGGTCACGAGGGCACGTTCCGCGACTTCGCCTTGGTGATGCGCAAGATCGGCGAGGCCATCTGAGGTCGTCTGAGAGGGTGGTGTCAGCGTGCAAAGGATTCTCCGAGGGTCAACACAGACTGTTGTCAGCTACCCACGGCTGAGCCCTGACGCCATCGTAACCGGCGTGCCGTCCTCTGTGACGGCACGCCGTGTCTGCCCCGCGTCGTCTGATGCCCTCGACGGCTACCAAGCCGTCACCGTCGACGCCTTGTCGACGACCATGTCAAGCGCCGCGCTCGAAGGCGACGAAAGCATCGCGCTTGCGGGCACCGTGACTGTGGTGGCCGGCCGTCGCTACCTCATCACCGACGCGACGACGGGCCGCGTGCTTGAGGTGCTGCCCACCAAAGCGGGCAGCGTGTCGACGATGTACCTCGCAGAGCCCCTGCCTTGCGACGTCGCCAACGGCAGCGCGGTCAACGGCTACGCCTGTCCCATCGCGCTCACCGCAGACCAGACGCTGGACGTCGGCGCGGGCTACGTTTTCTTTCGCGGCACCGTCGGCGGCGTCGAGTACGAGTGGGACGAGAGCTTCCGCATCGTTCGGCGCTTCACGTCCATCGCGCTCACAGTCACCGAACTGACCCAACTCCACCCCGTGGTGCGCCAGCTTGCCTCGTCGACGGATACGACGCTGGAAGAGGCCATCAACGCGGCCTGGCGCAGCGAGATGGTGCCCCTACTCGCGGCGCGCAAGGTGCTTGACGAGGACATCCTCACCGATGACGTCGTCATTCCGATGCACGCGGCGGCTGTGCTGCGTGTCTTGGCGCGGCAATGGCCATCGGCGCCCGATGCTTTCGTGCAGCGGGTGAGCGAGGACTACGACCGCATCAAGGAGATCACGATGGCGCGCGTCGACCTCGCCCTGCGCAGCCAAGAGGACATCA